TACCCGGCCGGGTACCTGCCGCACAACGGCAACCGGTTCGTGTTCGGTGGCTTGTCGGATGCGAGCTTCGGTATGGTGTCGCAGCTGGAGCACTCTGGCAAGGCCGTCTGGCCGTTCTAGCCCGCAAGCACCGGGGTCCGCGCGGCGGCGCGGGCCCCGGCCCTTTCACTCTGGAGGTAACCGTGCGCTACTGGTATGACACTGAGTTCCTGGAGGACGGGCGGCTGATCGACCTCATCAGCATCGGCATCGTGTGCGAGGACGGCCGCGAGTACTACGCCGTGGCCGCCGACGCCCCCTGGAGCCGTGTGGCCTATCACCCGTGGCTGTGCGAGCACGTGGTGCCGTTCCTGCCGCTGGAGACGCACCCGCGCCCCGCCGTGGGCGGGGGCATGCACTTCATCGTGGACCGCCGCTCCGAGGCGGTGAAGCCGGAGCGGCAGATTGCCGGGGAGGTGGCGCAGTTCCTGTCGGCGCCCGAAGGCGACAGCGTGGAGCTGTGGGCCTACTTCGGCGCCTACGACCACGTGGTGCTCAACCAGCTGTGGGGGCCCATGATCCAGCACCCCGAGCACCTACCGATGTACTCGAACGACCTGATGCAGGAGGTGCGGCGCCTGGGCGTGGACACCGCCCACCTGCCCCGGCAGGCCGCCGGTAAGCACCACGCCCTGGCCGACGCCCGCCACAACCGCGTGATGTGGGAGTGGCTGCGCGACTACCGACCCGAGGACTGGACTGACTAGGCTCATGCTTGCCTTCCTTGCTCGTAGGCACCCGCCGCGCCGCCCTGACCCATAGACCTGACGGCGGCGCGGCACCCTCCTCTCGGGCTACGGCCCGCACCGGCGCTGGCCTGCGGCGGGATACGCCGCAGGCTACGGCTGGGCTACGCCCGGGCTACACCAATAACCGCGTCAAAAGCCGCAAAACGCCCTCGCTCCCTCATAATGGGGCGTATGAGTGGATACCCCGAGCAGCTGCCTGAAGAGTCCGACACCGCGTACGCCCACCTGTGCGCGTGGCTGGACTTCGAGGACCGGGGCCAGCGCGGCGACACCGCCGCCTTCGCGCAGCGCCGGGGCATCAAGCCCGAGCAGGTGCGCCGCCTGCGCAGCAAATACGCCTGGGCCACCCGCGCTGCCGCCGCCCCCACCGTGGACGCGCAGATCAGCGAGCGGGCCACCGAGATAGCCGTGGAGAAGGCCGCCCAGACCCTGGCCGAGCGCATCGCCGACGCCAAAGAGCGCAACGCCGCCGCGCATGCGGGCATGGTCGCCAAGGTGGGCAAGAAAGTGGCCGACGCCCTGGAGCTCCTGGACCTGACCGCCCTGGACCCCAAAGACCTGGCGACGTTCATTATCCGGGGCGTCCGCGAGATGGCCCCCCGCGAGGCCGCCACCAGCGTGCAGGTCACGCAGCAGCAGCTGCAACTGGTGGGCCTTGAGGAGCTGCACGGCCTGCCCCCCGCCCAGCAGGCCAAGCGCGTGCGCGAGGTCGTGGCCGAGGCCGACCGCAAGGCCGCCCTGCTGGACGCCTACTACCAGCAGCAGGCGGCGTGACCGACGCCGACCCGCTGGCCCCGGCGCGGGTGGCGCTGGCCGGAGCCGAGGCCGGTGCCCCCCTGGCCCTGGCCGAACCGTACCTGTGCGCCGCCTACCACGATCCCGCGTACATCCCGCAGGCGCACCACCGGCTGATGAGCCGGGAGATCAAGCGGTGGTCGGCTACGCGCAACGGCCGCCTGATGGTGACCTTGCCGCCGCAGGTGGGCAAGAGCTGGACCGCCGTGGTGTGGACCGCGTTCTGGCTGCTGGCCTGCGACCCCACCCAGCGCATCATCATCGCCTCCTGCACCTCCGACCTGGCCCAGCACCACGGGCAGGCCATCCGCGACCGGATCGAGGAGTACGGCGCCCAGCACGGGCTGGTGCTCAAGCGCGGCTCCAACCGCGCCGACCACTTCACCACCGAGCACGGCGGCTACGTGCGGTGCGTGGGCGTGGGGGGCATGGTCACTGGGTTCCCGGCCACACGGTTCCTCATGGACGACTTGTTCAAGGACTGGATCGAGGCCAACAGCCCCACCATGCGCAACAAACGCTGGATGTGGGCCAGCAGCGCCGCCCGCACCCGCTTGCAGCCGGGCGGGTGCATTCTGCATGTGGGCACCCGCTGGAACGAAGACGACGTGGCGGGCCGGTTCATCAAGGAGCAGCCCGGGGTGTGGCGGGTGCTGCGGGTGCCCGCGCTGGCGACCGAGGAGGACGACCCGCTGGGGCGCCCGGTTGGCGGCCCGCTGCCGCGCCCCGGCTACGACGAGCACGACACTCAGGCGCTGCTGGAGGAGTGGCACCTGCACCAGAATGAGCAGCCGGTGCTCATCTGGGAGGCCATGTACCAGGGCGACCCGCACCCGCCCGGCGGGGCCCTGATCGATGCGGATGCGCTCCAGGGCCTGGAGTACCTGGAGCCCGAGGCGCGGCCGGTGACCCGGGCAGTGAGCGTGGACCCCAGCGTGGGCGACGCCAGCGCCGCCGCCGGTGCCCCGGCGCGGCAGAACACGTTCGGGGTGGTGGCCGGGTGGGTGGGCGACGACGACCGCCTGTATTACACCCACGACGCCACCCGCGTGATGACCCCCGAGGAGGGCTGCCGCGCCGCTATGCTGCTGGCCGCGCAGACCGGCGCGGGCGTGGTGCTGGTGGAGAAGAACCAGGGCGGGGAGGCCTGGCGGCCCCTGTTGGTGGCCGCCTGGGAGCAGCTGGTGAAAGAAGGCAAGGCCAGCGGGCACATGCCCCGCCTGGAGCTGCACACTGCCAAGGGCGAGAAGGGCACGCGGGCGCAGATTGTGGCGGGCATGATGCACGCCGACCGCGTCCGGTTCGCGGCGAAGCTGCCCGACTTGTGGAAGGAGTGGACGGGCTGGCGCCCCGGCGACGACAGCCCCGGCCGCATCGACGCCAGCGGCCACATGGCGCTGCTGCTGCTGCCCGAGACCCCCCGCAACCACATGGCCGCCGCCATGCCCGCCACCAGCCCGCTGGTGCAGAACCGACAAGGAGGGGATTTCCCGTGGAGATAGAAGACGAGACGTACGTGCCCGACCGCGACGCAGGCGACCCGCCCCAGGTGACCGTGACCTGGATCGACGACACCTACACCGACCTGCTGATGCGCCGCAGCGACGTGGAGCACGAGTGGACCGGGGTGATCCCGGTGGGCACCGTGCCCAAGGTGGTGGCGGGCCTGGTGGTGCAGGGCCTGGCCGAGCACGAGACGCTGTGCCTGCCCGACCTGCGCCTGCTGCGCCTGGACCTGCTGACCGAGGGCATGGGCAAGCGGCCGTGGTGGTGGCTGTGGAAGGTGATGCGCCGCCGCATATGAGCCCCGCACGGGTACAGTGGTGGCGCGCCGCGCCGGGCGTGCTTGGGCCACAGTCATGCGTGCCGGGCGCGGCGTCCAACACGGGGGCGGCGCATGTTTGCGCGCCGGGTGCGGTAGGCTATAGCTGCTTGTGAGACAGCGTGGCAAGCGTCCGATGGATTGAGATAACGGTGAACGAAGGAGGCCGCCGCCAGCGCGGCCGGTGCCCGGTTGCACGCCGGACGCCAGGTGATTCCACACAGCTGGCAGTGCACGGTAGTCGAAAGCCGTGCGCTGGCGCGGGGTTGCTGCTGTCAGCCCCGCGCCGCAACGCACCAGGTGCTCCTCGCACTCATTGCACTGGCGCGGCGGCGACTGCATCGCTGCCGCGCCGTTTCCATGCCCCCCGTGTTGCGACCGTTCCACCCATGCTGTAGCATATAGCTATACCAACGAACGGTACGCAGACCGAGGGAGCGCGACATGCAGCAGGACACCGAACTCCAGATCGACATCGACTTCGGGGACTTCCAGGAGCGCGTCTCCTGCCAGCGCACGCAGGGCGACTGCCAAGAGTGCGGCGCCAAGGCGGTGCAGGTGCACACGTTCACGCATCCGGCGGTCGAGCCCGAGACGGGCCCGCTGGTGCTGTGCGAGGCATGCATTGCCAAGGACGCCGAGCTGACGCTGGTGGCCGGGGCCCCCGCGCCGGGCCCGCACGCCGAGGCCGTGGACAAGCTGCGCCGCGCCATCGAGCGCGACGGCCGCGCCTACGCCTACATCACCTGGACCGGACCCGAGCACCTGGGCGGCTACGACAACGAGCCGGGCGACTACACCGGCAATTACAAGGTGTTCGGCGTGGAGGAGTATGAGGGCGAGCTGTGGCTGGAATGCAAGGAGCTGTCGGGCATCGAGTGCGACATCCGCGTGGCCGAGGCGACGGCGATCGTGGTGGACTAGCGCCCCAGCGCACGCCCCCGGCCGGTAGCCGGGGGCGTTTTTATTCACCCCCGGTGTTGCAACCGTTCCACCCATGCTGTAGCATATAGCTATACCAACGAACGGTACACGAACAAGGGAGCAAGCCATGAGCCAGGAACGCGCCGCCATCCTCCAGCAGATGCGCACCATCGCCGCCCGCACCGCCAAGGCCCGCCGCACCGCCCGCAACTCGCAGGACGCGGGCTACGTCGCCATCGTCAACAAGTCCATCCGGCTCAACAACCAGCAGCTGGAAGACCTCAAGGTCCGCCTGGCCGACTGGCCCGCCTAACCCCACCCCCGGCAAGGAGCCACCACCCCATGAGCGCCATCCACTTCCAGCAGAACACCGCCGCCGCGCTGGGGCCCGGCAGCACCTTTAAGGTGCGGGCGCCCCTGCGCCCCGACACCGAGTGGCGCCGCGCGCTGGCAGGCCCCGTGCTGGTGACAGCCGCCCAGCAGGAGCTGGCCGGGCCCAACACCCACCGGTACCGCACCGTGCGCGTGCTCACCGCCCTGGCCGACACCATGGGCAACACCGTGACCTTCCAGGTGTCGTGCATGGTCAAGGGCCCGGGCAGGCGCGGCCACCGCGTGACGGCGTGCTTCACCGTCCCGGCCGACGCCCTGATGAACCAGTAGCCCCCACCCCCCTTGCGCGCCGCCGGGCGGCGCGCAAGGGGGGTGCGGTAACATATAGCCGCCCCGCACGGGGCTGTGGCTTGGCCGTCCGCCGGAGCGGCCAGATCGGTACCTTTGGTTTGTTTACCATTTGGTTTCGTTGGTTATTCGGTACGCCCGCTTGCGGGCGTGTACGGCGCGGGTACCTTGGTGGCCCGCGCCGTTCGCCTGTCCCCCGTTGCGCGGCCGGGCAGGATATAGTGAGCACGCCTCGCGGGTTGGCACGCGGCGCCAGGTGCGCGCAATGACACCGCACACCAGCGGCCTGCGCCTGCTCCCGTGGACGCAGGCCGCGCCCGCAAGGCAGCGCCGCCCCCCATGGGGAAGCCGGGGGCGGCGCACACCCCACCCCCCGTTTATAAGCGCCCTCATGTAGCATATAGCTAAGGCCGGGGCGGGTGCCCCGGCCAAGAGAGGAGCACGCATGACCACCCCCAACGAGCGCCCCGTGCGCTACGTGGTGCCCTACCACGACGACGGCAGCTTCCCGCAGGTGTACGAGTGGTTCGAGGGCATCACCGGCGGCCAGGACGAGACCGGCGCCTGGACCGGCCACCCGGTGACCTACGAGGAGGCCGACACCTGGGAGGGCGCCAAGGCCCGCGTGGAGGCCGAACTCAAGCGCGAGGCCAAGCTCATCCGAGAGGCGCGCGCCCGCTGGCGCGACGCCGGACCCGAGAAAGCGGTGAAGCCCCATGTCTCCTAACGACAACACCCCCGCGCCCGTCAGCGAAGGAGTCACCATCCGGGTGGAGGGCCTGCAACCGTACCGGCCCGGACGCGCCGAGCGCGCCGAGATAAACGACCTGATCGCCAAGCACCGCCAGCGCGGGCCTTGGCTGCTCACGCTCGCTACGGCCGACCTGGGCGTGCAGCTGCGCGCCGGGCAGATCACGAAGACGGAGCTGACCCGGGCGCTGGCGGCGCGGATGCGGGAGTCCGCGTGGGGCGACGGAGCCGGGCCCGACACCGAACTGGGGCAACTGATGGGCGCCATGGCCGCCTGCCCCGACGACGACACCGCCGAGGACCTGCTGGGCCGCATGTACGACGCCGCCGACGAGGACCGTGTCTGGATCGAGCCGTGAGCGTGAGCGTGGAGCTGCTGCTGCGCAGCCCGCTGGTGGCTGCGCGGCGGCTGCCGCCGTACCAGTCCCCCACGGCCGAGCTGGACGGCGCCACCGAGCAGGAACGCAAGATGAACGGCCTGCGCCTGACGTGGGACGCCAGTACCGCGCTGGGGGTGCTGGCCGCCGCCGGTGCGGCGCTGCGCCCCCACGGCTGCGACGCCGTGACCTGGCAGCCGCAGCGGCGCAGCGTGTGGCTGCGCCCCGACGACCCGGCCCGGGGCATCGAGCAGTGGCTGGGCCACCCGGCTACGGGCGCGGGCGTGCTGTGGGCGGCGTGGCACCGGTGGGGCCAGCCCCTGGCCTGGAGCGCCGACCCGGCCGACAACGGGCCGGTGCGGCATTTCATGGCGGTGTCGTATGCGGTGAACGGGGCGTTCCCCGGGGATGCGGAGGCCGAGCTGCACCGCTGGTGCACGGCCATGGGCCCGCAGCTGGCGGCGCTGGACGGCTGGGTGCGCGACCCCGAGCGGGGGCACTGCGCCCCGTGGCAGGGGGGCGCCGGGCTGCGCGCCGCAGCCGATATGCCAGCCCCGGGGGCGGGGCCGGGTTAGGCTGCCCACTGCACGACGCATGTTCGCCCGGGGGCCCACGCTGCGGCCCCCGGGCGCCTTGGTGCCTGCAACCTTGCTGCGCCTGTCACGGGGGTGGGCTACGGTCCGGGGATGACCGGAATCGACTTTGCCAATCCCGGGCAGCTGCTGCTGGGCGCGCGCGCCAACGGCTATCCGGGGGTGCTCAACGGCACCATTCACGGCCTCCAGGATCACGAGCAGCGCATTGGGCGGCGGGTGCACCTGGGCATGACGTTCGTGCGTCCGGGACAGGTGCCACTGCGCACCGCCAGCGACATGAAAGTGGCCCGCCGCCCGGGCACTGGCCTGGTGGTGTGCTGGAAGCCCCACCGCACCTGGGCGCAGGCCACTGGCCGCGACCGGGCCACCACGGCGTACATAGGGCAGGTGGCGCGCTGGCTGGCCGCCACGCATACCCCGGTGCTGCTGGTGCTGCACCACGAGCCCGAGAACGATGTGGGCCGTGCGGGCAGCACCGCGCACTACCAGGCCATGTGGCGGCACGTGCGGTCGGTGTTCGATGACCACGGGGCCGCGAACGTGACGTGGGGCGCGGCGTTCATGAACTACGACAAGTGGGACGCCCTGCTGCCGCAGCTGTGGCCCGACCCGGCCCCCGACTGGTGCTGGTGGAACGCGTACGGGTCGGTGCAGCGCCCCGACTGGGCAGAGAACGTGGGCCGCTTCTACACCGGCCTGGAGGAGCGGCGCTGGTTCGATCCCGGGGCGGCGCACTGGGGCGTGCGGGAGTGGTCCACCAAGGGCCTGGGCGAGGCCGAAGGCGCCGCCTACTTCGAGGGGGCCCGGCAGGCGGTGCAGGCGGGCATGTTCCCGCTGGTGCGGGCGTACATGGTGTTCGACTCGGACGGCAGCGAGCGAGACCCGGGCATGCAGATCGGCCGCAACAGCGATGGCACCCCGGCCCCCGCCAAGCAGGCGGCGTACCGGGGCTTCGCGCACGAGGCGGCGTTCGGGCCGGTGGCGGCGCCTTAGCGGGGCGGCTGCTGCGCGGTGTTCGCGGCGATGTTCTGCAAGTTGATGTCCTGGTTGGAGGCGCGCAGCAGGCTGGACATGCGGAACATGTCTAGGAACCAGCCCACCGTGAGCAGGCCCAGGGTGCCCAGGTACAGCCACCCACGCGAGGTGTTGCGCAGGTAGAAGTGGTGGGCACCGGCCAGACCCAGGGTCCAGTACCACAGGTACGCCCTGCCGAGGGTCTTGTTGGACTGGTAGCCGTGCACGGGGCGCTGCGTAGACATGGGGGGCTCCTTCGTTTGCTGGCGAGCGGCGCTCACCTTGAGCGGCTATATGCTACATCAGCGCGGACCCGGCTGTACACAAGCGAGCGCCGGGCCCCGTGGGGGCCCGGCGCGGCAGGTGCGGGTGCTACCAGCGGTAGTGCTCGATCACGTCGGCCAGGTCATCGGTGGTGACCTCCTCGGCCGGGAAGTCGGCGAAGGCGTCGCGCAGGGCCTCGGTGGCGGCGTCGGTGTCGTAGTTCCCGGCGAACGCGCCCGTGGCGGCGAAGTAGCTGGCGGTGGCGGCGATAGCGTCGAACATGTGAGGCTCCTTGGTTGCGTACCGTTCGTTGGTATAGCTATATGCTACAGCATGGGTGGAACGGTCGCAACACCGGGGGTGAACATATTCCACCAGACGCCGCAGCCTCACTCCTCGCTGGCAGTGTGCAGCATGCACGCGCGCTTAGCGGCGCCCACGTTGTCGTACGTCCAGTACCACAGTCGCTTGCGGCCCTTGCTGGCCTGCACCGCTACACGGCGGCGGCTGTCCTCGGTGACGGTGTAGGTGCGGCCTGCCGTGTCCTTGGCGGTCCACTGGCGGCCCGTGGCGGCGGCTTCCTCGTGCCAGTGCAGGGTCTCGCGGCGGCGGCGCCGGTGGGCCGCCGCCCACATGGCCGCCGCCAGCGCGGCCTCGCCGTTGGTGCGCAGGGGCACCAGGCGCAGCACCTGGCGGCCGTCCCTCTCGTAGATGTGCAGGCGCGCCTCAAGCACGGTGCCGTCCAGCTGGCGCGTCTCGGTGACGATGTACGTGTACTCGTTGTCCTGGGCGCGCCAGTTGGTCTCGATGAACGCCGCATACCCGGTGTGGCGCTGGCGTTTAGGCGGCCCGAACCGGGGGCGGGCGGCTTCCAGGCTGCGGTGGCACAGGGCGCAGTCGGCCTCGGCATGGGTCAGCGTCCAGGAGCGGCGGGTGTCGGCGCGGGTGGCGCCGCACACCGTGGCGGAGCCGTCCGGGGTGCGCACGGCCAGGTGCACCTTGGTGCCGCTGGTGAGGTTGAGGGCTCGCCACTGCACCACGGCTACACGTACTTTCCGGTGCGGCGGTCCTGGGGCAGGCGCACGTGCTTGGGGCTCGACCAGATGTGCTCGCCTGCCAGCTGGCTGCGCGTGAGCGCGTGAGTGCGCTTGAGTTGGGCGCGCTGCTCGCGGGTGGCGGGGTCGGTCTCGATCGCCACGACGGTGGCGGTGTACCAGCGGGTGACGTCCAGGTACTCCACGTCGGTGCCGGGGGTGAAGGCTTCGCGCTCGGCCGGGGTGAAGCGCATGCGGGTGGCTGCCATGGGTGGCTCCTCACTCAATCGTTTAGCTATATGCTACATGATGGGTTGCATAAAGGTGCCCCCGGGGTGGGCCCCGGGGGCGGGTGTCATGCCCGGCGGCGCGGCTGCTCGATCACTTCGACCCGCGTCTGGGCCCGCTCGCACAGGTCCCAGGTGACCGGGTGCAGGTGGCCGTCCTCGCGGAGCACGGCCAGCGCCAGCCGCAGCTCGGTCCATTTGCCGTCGTTGTGGACGCTGACCACGGTCCACGCGGACTCGCACTCCACGTCCTCGGTGCGCAGGCAGTAGCGGGTGAGGTCTTGGCGCATGTGCCAGTCGATGTAGAACCGCTCCTGATCGGGGTCGGGCTCCAGCAGGCGCAGGTTGTCGGCGGTGGCCTGCGGCATGGCCGCCACCACCTGGGCGCCGGGCTGGAGGTCGGATACGGGGCGGATGGCGAGGTTGCGCACGGGGTGCTCCTTGCGGTTGGGGCTAGCAGCCCAGGCGGATGCATTCCACGTCGTGCTGGGGCAGCACGGCGTAGTCGTAGCTCATGTGCTCGGGCTGGTTCTGGTAGTTGAACAGCACCGCGCCTACGGTCACCACCACCACGTCCTCGCCGTCCTGCACGTTCTCCACCGTGACCACCAGGTTGCGGTCTACGGCGTCGCGGTCCATGCCGAAGCGCTGCGGCTGGCGGCGGCACAGCACCTCCATCGATCCGGCCCCGGCCGACAGGTTGGTGGGCACCTGGGCCAGGGGCACGGTGGGCACGCCCAGCAGCACCTGGTCGCCTTTGCGCAGCTGCGTGACGTTGCGCAGTACGGTGGGATAGTCGGACATGGGGCCTCCTTGAGGGTTGACGTGTTAGCTATATGCTACATGAGGGCTGCCATTATGCCAACGGGGGGCGCGGTGAACCTGCACATCCAGGTCTAATCCGGTAAAAAGCCCTGCTCAGCCGATACCATCGTGAACATGGACATAGTCGGCTTTCTGGTGGTGCTGGGCATCAGCGCCCGGCTCACGCGCCTGGTCACCCACGACGAGATCATGCAGCCGCTGCGTACCAAGGCCGGAACCGGCTGGATCGGCTTCATGGTCCAGTGCCCCTGGTGCGTGGGCCTGTGGATCGCCGGGGCGGTCACGCTCGTGTACGCGCTGCTGCCCGCCACCGGCCGCGAGGCCGCCGCCTGGGTGGCCGCCGCGCTGGCCGCCAACCTGCTGTGGGCCCTGGCGCAAGACGTGTGGGACACCGTGCAGGAGCTGCACCGCGAGCGCACCCTGGCCGTGGCCCAGCCGCAGCCAGGGCCGCCGCGCGGGCGCGGCGCCCGCCACCCCCACCAGCACACAGGCCAGGAGTAGCCCCGTGGCCGCCCGCTACCGCAAGAAGCCCGTGGTCATCGAGGCCATGCCCTGGGACGGCACCCCCCAGGCGGCCGAGCCCATCATCACGTGGGTGCTCGACCACGACGGCAACGCCACCTACTGGTGCCGCGACCCCAAGGCATGCGCGCGGGCCGGACACGCCACCGGCCAGCACGACATCCGGCTGCGCACCCTGGAGGGCGACATGCTGGCGCGCCCCGGCTGGTGGGTGGTGCGCGGCATCGAGGGCGAGTTCTATGCCGTCCGCCCCGACATCTTCGACGCCACCTACGAGCCCGAGCAGGAGTAGGCCCATGCCGCGCATGAAAGAGGACTGGTGGCGGTGGCGCAAGCCGGGCCGCCCCGCGCCCGAGATGCAGCTGAGCGTGCGTCCCGTGGACACCAGCATGCGCGTGTCCAGCCTCAACAGCCACCGGCAGGACTGGCAGGCCGACGCCTGGGACGCCTACCGCGACAACGTAGGCGAGTACAGCGCCGTGGTCAACTGGCGCGCCAGCGCCATCAGCAGGGCCAGCCTGTTCGTGGCGCGCCTGTCCGACGACCCCGACGCCATGCCCGAGCCCGTCGAGGACCCGCTGCTCAACGGCCTGCTGGAGCGCCTGGGCAGCGGCGGCGCCGCCGGGTACAGCCAGCTGCTCAAGCGCATGTCCATCCATATGGACGTGCCCGGCGAGACGATCCTGGTGGGGCACGAGAACCCCGAGCGGGGCCAGGTGTGGTTCCCTGCCAGCACCGACCAGATCACCACGTGGGGCGGCAACGTGGCCGTTCAGGTGGACAACACCGGCGACCCCAACGTGGACTACCTGGAGATACCCGACCCCGCCCGCGACCCGCAAGCGGTGCGCACCACGGTGCTGCGCCGCATCTACGAGCCCGACCCCCGCACGCCCTGGCTGGCGATCAGCCCCGGCCGGTACGCGCGCAAGCCGCTGCGCATCCTGGACCGCCTGACCGACCGCGTCAACGCCAACACCCTCAGCCGCCTGATGAACAAGCTGATGCTGGTCAGCGGGGACGTGGCGCTGCCCACCATGCCCGACCGGGCCGACCTGCACGCCGACCCGCAACTGGCGGCGTTCATCTACGGCGCCACCACCGCTATCGCCGATGCGGAGAGCCCCAGCGCGGTGCTGCCCATGATCGGGCGCGTGGCCGGGGAGGTGGCGAACAAGATTGAGATGATCGACTTCGGCACCCAATTTGACGAGCAGCTGGTGCCGCTGTTCGACCTGTTCGTGCGGCGCCTGGCGCTCATGCTCAACGTGCCCCCGGAGATTCTGCTGGGCATCGGCGACTCCTCCACGTTCGCCAACGCGTACCTGGTCAGCGAGGACGCCGTGCGCATCCACCTGGCGCCCACCCTGGAGATGCTGTGCGACGCCCTGGCGCGGGCGTATTTCCGTCCGGCGGTCAAGGGCCTCAACGCGGAGCTGGGCCGCGAGATTTACGACCCGGAGTCGTACACCATCTGGTACGACACCGCCCGCCTGACCCAAGCAGCCGACCGCAGCGAGGACGCCCGCGCCGACTACGAGCTGGGGGCGATCGGTGCGGAGAGCCTGCGCCGGGCCACCGGCTTCAGCGACGACGACGCCCCCACCGCCGACGAGGCCCGCACCCGCCTGCTCACGCAGCTGGCGCTGGGCCGGGTGCCCATCGCCGATGCGCAGCCCTACCTGGACGCCATGGGCATCAGCCTGGAGGCCGTGCCCGACGTGCCCGGCCGGGCACGTCGGGCACGGCCTCCAGGCTGATGCCCATGGCGTCCAGGTAGGGCTGCGCATCGGCGATGGGCACCCGGCCCAGCGCCAGCTGCGTGAGCAGGCGGGTGCGGGCCTCGTCGGCGGTGGGGGCGTCGTCGTCGCTGAAGCCGGTGGCCCGGCGCAGGCTCTCCGCACCGATCGCCCCCAGCTCGTAGTCGGCGCGGGCGTCCTCGCTGCGGTCGGCTGCTTGGGTCAGGCGGGCGGTGTCGTACCAGATGGTGTACGACTCCGGGTCGTAAATCTCGCGGCCCAGCTCCGCGTTGAGGCCCTTGACCGCCGGACGGAAATACGCCCGCGCCAGGGCGTCGCACAGCATCTCCAGGGTGGGCGCCAGGTGGATGCGCACGGCGTCCTCGCTGACCAGGTACGCGTTGGCGAACGTGGAGGAGTCGCCGATGCCCAGCAGAATCTCCGGGGGCACGTTGAGCATGAGCGCCAGGCGCCGCACGAACAGGTCGAACAGCGGCACCAGCTGCTCGTCAAATTGGGTGCCGAAGTCGATCATCTCAATCTTGTTCGCCACCTCCCCGGCCACGCGCCCGATCATGGGCAGCACCGCGCTGGGGCTCTCCGCATCGGCGATAGCGGTGGTGGCGCCGTAGATGAACGCCGCCAGTTGCGGGTCGGCGTGCAGGTCGGCCCGGTCGGGCATGGTGGGCAGCGCCACGTCCCCGCTGACCAGCATCAGCTTGTTCATCAGGCGGCTGAGGGTGTTGGCGTTGACGCGGTCGGTCAGGCGGTCCAGGATGCGCAGCGGCTTGCGCGCGTACCGGCCGGGGCTGATCGCCAGCCAGGGCGTGCGGGGGTCGGGCTCGTAGATGCGGCGCAGCACCGTGGTGCGCACCGCTTGCGGGTCGCGGGCGGGGTCGGGTATCTCCAGGTAGTCCACGTTGGGGTCGCCGGTGTTGTCCACCTGAACGGCCACGTTGCCGCCCCACGTGGTGATCTGGTCGGTGCTGGCAGGGAACCACACCTGGCCCCGCTCGGGGTTCTCGTGCCCCACCAGGATCGTCTCGCCGGGCACGTCCATATGGATGGACATGCGCTTGAGCAGCTGGCTGTACCCGGCGGCGCCGCCGCTGCCCAGGCGCTCCAGCAGGCCGTTGAGCAGCGGGTCCTCGACGGGCTCGGGCATGGCGTCGGGGTCGTCGGACAGGCGCGCCACGAACAGGCTGGCCCTGCTGATGGCGCTGGCGCGCCAGTTGACCACGGCGCTGTACTCGCCTACGTTGTCGCGGTAGGCGTCCCAGGCGTCGGCCTGCCAGTCCTGCCGGTGGCTGTTGAGGCTGGACACGCGCATGCTGGTGTCCACGGGACGCACGCTCAGCTGCATCTCGGGCGCGGGGCGGCCCGGCTTGCGCCACCGCCACCAGTCCTCTTTCATGCGCGGCATGGGCCTACTCCTGCTCGGGCTCGTAGGTGGCGTCGAAGATGTCGGGGCGGACGGCATAGAACTCGCCCTCGATGCCGCGCACCACCCACCAGCCGGGGCGCGCCAGCATGTCGCCCTCCAGGGTGCGCAGCCGGATGTCGTGCTGGCCGGTGGCGTGTCCGGCCCGCGCGCATGCCTTGGGGTCGCGGCACCAGTAGGTGGCGTTGCCGTCGTGGTCGAGCACCCACGTGATGATGGGCTCGGCCGCCTGGGGGGTGCCGTCCCAGGGCATGGCCTCGATGACCACGGGCTTCTTGCGGTAGCGGGCGGCCACGGGGCTACTCCTGGCCTGTGTGCTGGTGGGGGTGGCGGGCGCCGCGCCCGCGCGGCGGCCCTGGCTGCGGCTGGGCCACGGCCAGGGTGCGCTCGCGGTGCAGCTCCTGCACGGTGTCCCACACGTCTTGCGCCAGGGCCCACAGCAGGTTGGCGGCCAGCGCGGCGGCCACCCAGGCGGCGGCCTCGCGGCCGGTGGCGGGCAGCAGCGCGTACACGAGCGTGACCGCCCCGGCGATCCACAGGCCCACGCACCAGGGGCACTGGACCATGAAGCCGATCCAGCCGGTTCCGGCCTTGGTACGCAGCGGCTGCATGATCTCGTCGTGGGTGACCAGGCGCGTGAGCCGGGCGCTGATGCCCAGCACCACCAGAAAGCCGACTATGTCCATGTTCACGATGGTATCGGCTGAGCAGGGCTTTTTACCGGATTAGACCTGGATGTGCAGGTTCACCGCGCCCCCCGTTGGCATAATGGCAGCCCTCATGTAGCATATAGCTAACACGTCAACCCTCAAGGAGGCCCCATGTCCGACTATCCCACCGTACTGCGCAACGTCACGCAGCTGCGCAAAGGCGACCAGGTGCTGCTGGGCGTGCCCACCGTGCCCCTGGCCCAGGTGCCCACCAACCTGTCGGCCGGGGCCGGATCGATGGAGGTGCTGTGCCGCCGCCAGCCGCAGCGCTTCGGCATGGACCGCGACGCCGTAGACCGCAACCTGGTGGTCACGGTGGAGAACGTGCAGGACGGCGAGGACGTGGTGGTGGTGACCGTAGGCGCGGTGCTGTTCAACTACCAGAACCAGCCCGAGCACATGAGCTACGACTACGCCGTGCTGCCCCAGCACGACGTGGAATGCATCCGCCTGGGCTGCTAGCCCCAACCGCAAGGAGCACCCCGTGCGCAACCTCGCCATCCGCCCCGTATCCGACCTCCAGCCCGGCGCCCAGGTGGTGGCGGCCATGCCGCAGGCCACCGCCGACAACCTGCGCCTGCTGGAGCCCGACCCCGATCAGGAGCGGTTCTACATCGACTGGCACATGCGCCAAGACCTCACCCGCTACTGCCTGCGCACCGAGGACGTGGAGTGCGAGTCCGCGTGGACCGTGGTCAGCGTCCACAACGACGGCAAATGGACCGAGCTGCGGCTGGCGCTGGCCGTGCTCCGCGAGGACGGCCACCTGCACCCGGTCACCTGGGACCTGTGCGAGCGGGCCCAGACGCGGGTCGAAGTGATCGAGCAGCCGCGCCGCCGGGCATGACACCCGCCCCCGGGGCCCACCCCGGGGGCACCTTTATGCAACCCATCATGTAGCATATAGCTAAACGATTGAGTGAGGAGCCACCCATGGCAGCCACCCGCATGCGCTTCACCCCGGCCGAGCGCGAAGCCTTCACCCCCGGCACCGACGTGGAGTACCTGGACGTCACCCGCTGGTACACCGCCACCGTCGTGGCGATCGAGACCGACCCCGCCACCCGCGAGCAGCGCGCCCAACTCAAGCGCACTCACGCGCTCACGCGCAGCCAGCTGGCAGGCGAGCACATCTGGTCGAGCCCCAAGCACGTGCGCCTGCCCCAGGACCGCCGCACCGGAAAGTACGTGTAGCCGTGGTGCAGTGGCGAGCCCTCAACCTCACCAGCGGCACCAAGGTGCACCTGGCCGTGCGCACCCCGGACGGCTCCGCCACGGTGTGCGGCGCCACCCGCGCCGACACCCGCCGCTCCTGGACGCTGACCCATGCCGAGGCCGACTGCGCCCTGTGCCACCGCAGCCTGGAAGCCGCCCGCCCCCGGTTCGGGCCGCCTAAACGCCAGCGCCACACCGGGTATGCGGCGTTCATCGAGACCAACTGGCGCGCCCAGGACAACGAGTACACGTACATCGTCACCGAGACGCGCCAGCTGGACGGCACCGTGCTTGAGGCGCGCCTGCACATCTACGAGAGGGACGGCCGCCAGGTGCTGCGCCTGGTGCCCCTGCGCACCAACGGCGAGGCCGCGCTGGCGGCGGCCATGTGGGCGGCGGCCCACCGGCGCCGCCGCCGCGAGACCCTGCACTGGCACGAGGAAGCCGCCGCCACGGGCCGCCAGTGGACCGCCAAGGACACGGCAGGCCGCACCTACACCGTCACCGAGGACAGCCGCCGCCGTGTAGCGGTGCAGGCCAGCAAGGGCCGCAAGCGACTGTGGTACTGGACGTACGACAACGTGGGCGCCGCTAAGCGCGCGTGCATGCTGCACACTGCCAGCGAGGAGTGAGGCTGCGGCGTCTGGTGGAATATGTTCACCCCCGGTGTTGCGACCGTTCCACCCATGCTGTAGCATATAGCTATACCAACGAACGGTACGCAACCAAGGAGCCTCACATGTTCGACGCTATCGCCGCCACCGCCAGCTACTTCGCCGCCACGGGCGCGTTCGCCGGGAACTACGACACCGACGCCGCCACCGAGGCCCTGCGCGACGCCTTCGCCGACTTCCCGGCCGAGGAGGTCACCACCGATGACCTGGCCGACGTGATCGAGCACTACCGCTGGTAGCACCCGCACCTGCCGCGCCGGGCCCCCACGGGGCCCGGCGCTCGCTTGTGTACAGCCGGGTCCGCGCTGATGTAGCATATAGCCGCTCAAGGTGAGCGCCGCTCGCCAGCAAACGAAGGAGCCCCCCATGTCTACGCAGCGCCCCGTGCACGGCTACCAGTCCAACAAGACCCTCGGCAGGGCGTACCTGTGGTACTGGACCCTGGGTCTGGCCGGTGCCCACCACTTCTACCTGCGCAACACCTCGCGTGGGTGGCTGTACCTGGGCACCCTGGGCCTGCTCACGGTGGGCTGGTTCCTAGACATGTTCCGCATGTCCAGCCTGCTGCGCGCCTCCAACCAGGACATCAACTTGCAGAACATCGCCGCGAACACCGCGCAGCAGCCGCCCCGCTAAGGCGCCGCCACCGGCCCGAACGCCGCCTCGTGCGCGAAGCCCCGGTACGCCGCCTGCTTGGCGGGGGCCGGGGTGCCATCGCTGTTGCGGCCGATCTGCATGCCCGGGTCTCGCTCGCTGCCGTCCGAGTCGAACACCATGTACGCCCGCACCAGCGGGAACATGCCCGCCTGCACCGCCTGCCGGGCCCCCTCGAAGTAGGCGGCGCCTTCGGCCTCGCCCAGGCCCTTGGTGGACCACTCCCGCACGCCCCAGTGCGCCGCCCCGGGATCGAACCAGCGCCGCTCCTCCAGGCCGGTGTAGAAGCGGCCCACGTTCTCTGCCCAGTCGGGGCGCTGCACCGACCCGTACGCGTTCCACCAGCACCAGTCGGGGGCCGGGTCGGGCCACAGCTGCGGCAGCAGGGCGTCCCACTTGTCGTAGTTCATGAACGCCGCGCCCCACGTCACGTTCGCGGCCCCGTGGTCATCGAACACCGACCGCACGTGCCGCCACATGGCCTGGTAGTGCGCGGTGCTGCCCGCACGGCCCACATCGTTCTCGGGCTCGTGGTGCAGCACCAGCAGCACCGGGGTATGCGTGGCGGCCAGCCAGCGCGCCACCTGCCCTATGTACGCCGTGGTGGCCCGGTCGCGGCCAGTGGCCTGCGCCCAGGTGCGGTGGGGCTTCCAGCACACCACCAGGCCAGTGCCCGGGCGGCGGGCCACTTTCATGTCGCTGGCGGTGCGCAGTGGCACCTGTCCCGGACGCACGAACGTCATGCCCAGGTGCACCCGCCGCCCAATGCGCTGCTCGTGATCCTGGAGGCCGTGAATGGTGCCGTTGAGCACCCCCGGATAGCCGTTGGCGCGCGCGCCCAGCAGCAGCTGCCCGGGATTGGCAAAGTCGATTCCGGTCATCCCCGGACCGTAGCCCACCCCCGTGACAGGCGCAGCAAGGTTGCAGGCACCAAGGCGCCCGGGGGCCGCAGCGTGGGCCCCCGGGCGAACATGCGTCGTGCAGTGGGCAGCCTAACCCGGCCCCGCCCCCGGGGCTGGCATATCGGCTGCGGCGCGCAGCCCGGCGCCCCCCTGCCACGGGGCGCAGTGCCCCCGCTCGGGGTCGCGCACCCAGCCGTCCAGCGCCGCCAGCTGCGGGCCCATGGCCGTGCACCAGCGGTGCAGCTCGGCCTCCGCATCCCCGGGGAACGCCCCGTTCACCGCATACGACACCGCCATGAAATGCCGCACCGGCCCGTTGTCGGCCGGGTCGGCGCTCCAGGCCAGGGGCTGGCCCCACCGGTGCCACGCCGCCCACAGCACGCCCGCGCCCGTAGCCGGGTGGCCCAGCCACTGCTCGATGCCCCGGGCCGGGTCGTCGGGGCGCAGCCACACGCTGCGCCGCTGCGGCTGCCAGGTCACGGCGTCGCAGCCGTGGGGGCGCAGCGCCGCACCGGCGGCGGCCAGCACCCCCAGCGCGGTACTGGCGTCCCACGTCAGGCGCAGGCCGTTCATCTTGCGTTCCTGCTCGGTGGCGCCGTCCAGCTCGGCCGTGGGGGACTGGTACGGCGGCAGCCGCCGCGCAGCCACCAGCGGGCTGCGCAGCAGCAGCTCCACGCTCACGCTCACGGCTCGATCCAGACACGGTCCTCGTCGGCGGCGTCGTACATGCGGCCCAGCAGGTCCTCGGCGGTGTCGTCGTCGGGGCAGGCGGCCATGGCGCCCATCAGTTGCCCCAGTTCGGTGTCGGGCCCGGCTCCGTCGCCCCACGCGGACTCCCGCATCCGCGCCGCCAGCGCCCGGGTCAGCTCCGTCTTCGTGATCTGCCCGGCGCGCAGCTGCACGCCCAGGTCGGCCGTAGCGAGCGTGAGCAGCCAAGGCCCGCGCTGGCGGTGCTTGGCGATCAGGTCGTTTATCTCGGCGCGCTCGGCGCGTCCGGGCCGGTACGGTTGCAGGCCCTCCACCCGGATGGTGACTCCTTCGCTGACGGGCGCGGGGGTGTTGTCGTTAGGAGACATGGGGCTTCACCGCTTTCTCGGGTCCGGCGTCGCGCCAGCGGGCGCGCGCCTCTCGGATGAGCTTGGCCTCGCGCTTGAGTTCGGCCTCCACGCGGGCCTTGGCGCCCTCCCAGGTGTCGGCCTCCTCGTAGGTCACCGGGTGGCCGGTCCAGGCGCCGGTCTCGTCCTGGCCGCCGGTGATGCCCTCGAACCACTCGTACACCTGCGGGAAGCTGCCGTCGTCGTGGTAGGGCACCACGTAGCGCACGGGGCGCTCGTTGGGGGTGGTCATGCGTGCTCCTCTCTTGGCCGGGGCACCCGCCCCGGCCTTAGCTATATGCTACATGAGGGCGCTTATAAACGGGGGGTGGGGTGTGCGCCGCCCCCGGCTTCCCCATGGGGGGCGGCGCTGCCTTGCGGGCGCGGCCTGCGTCCACGGGAGCAGGCGCAGGCCGCTGGTGTGCGGTGTCATTGCGCGCACCTGGCGCCGCGTGCCAACCCGCGAGGCGTGCTCACTATATCCTGCCCGGCCGCGCAACGGGGGACAGGCGAACGGCGCGGGCCACCAAGGTACCCGCGCCGTACACGCCCGCAAGCGGGCGTACCGAATAACCAACGAAACCAAATGGTAAACAAACCAAAGGTACCGATCTGGCCGCTCCGGCGGACGGCCAAGCCACAGCCCCGTGCGGGGCGGCTATATGTTACCGCACCCCCCTTGCGCGCCGCCCGGCGGCGCGCAAGGGGGGTGGGGGCTACTGGTTCATCAGGGCGTCGGCCGGGACGGTGAAGCACGCCGTCACGCGGTGGCCGCGCCTGCCCGGGCCCTTGACCATGCACGACACCTGGAAGGTCACGGTGTTGCCCATGGTGTCGGCCAGGGCGGTGAGCACGCGCACGGTGCGGTACCGGTGGGTGTTGGGCCCGGCCAGCTCCTGCTGGGCGGCTGTCACCAGCACGGGGCCTGCCAGCGCGCGGCGCCACTCGGTGTCGGGGCGCAGGGGCGCCCGCACCTTAAAGGTGCTGCCGGGCCCCAGCGCGGCGGCGGTGTTCTGCTGGAAGTGGATGGCGCTCATGGGGTGGTGGCTCCTTGCCGGGGGTGGGGTTAGGCGGGCCAGTCGGCCAGGCGGACCTTGAGGTCTTCCAGCTGCTGGTTGTTGAGCCGGATGGACTTGTTGACGATGGCGACGTAGCCCGCGTCCTGCGAGTTGCGGGCGGTGCGGCGGGCCTTGGCGGTGCGGGCGGCGATGGTGCGCATCTGCTGGAGGATGGCGGCGCGTTCCTGGCTCATGGCTTGCTCCCTTGTTCGTGTACCGTTCGTTGGTATAGCTATATGCTACAGCATGGGTGGAACGGTTGCAACACCGGGGGTGAATAAAAACGCCCCCGGCTACCGGCCGGGGGCGTGCGCTGGGGCGCTAGTCCACCACGATCGCCGTCGCCTCGGCCACGCGGATGTCGCACTCGATGCCCGACAGCTCCTTGCATTCCAGCCACAGCTCGCCCTCATACTCCTCCACGCCGAACACCTTGTAATTGCCGGTGTAGTCGCCCGGCTCGTTGTCGTAGCCGCCCAGGTGCTCGGGTCCGGTCCAGGTGATGTAGGCGTAGGCGCGGCCGTCGCGCTCGATGGCGCGGCGCAGCTTGTCCACGGCCTCGGCGTGCGGGCCCGGCGCGGGGGCCCCGGCCACCAGCGTCAGCTCGGCGTCCTTGGCAATGCATGCCTCGCACAGCACCAGCGGGCCCGTCTCGGGCTCGACCGCCGGATGCGTGAACGTGTGCACCTGCACCGCCTTGGCGCCGCACTCTTGGCAGTCGCCCTGCGTGCGCTGGCAGGAGACGCGCTCCTGGAAGTCCCCGAAGTCGATGTCGATCTGGAGTTCGGTGTCCTGCTGCATGTCGCGCTCCCTCGGTCTGCGTACCGTTCGTTGGTATAGCTATATGCTACAGCATGGGTGGAACGGTCGCAACACGGGGGGCATGGAAACGGCGCGGCAGCGATGCAGTCGCCGCCGCGCCAGTGCAATGAGTGCGAGGAGCACCTGGTGCGTTGCGGCGCGGGGCTGACAGCAGCAACCCCGCGCCAGCGCACGGCTTTCGACTACCGTGCACTGCCAGCTGTGTGGAATCACCTGGCGTCCGGCGTGCAACCGGGCACCGGCCGCGCTGGCGGCGGCCTCCTTCGTTCACCGTTATCTCAATCCATCGGACGCTTGCCACGCTGTCTCACAAGCAGCTATAGCCTACCGCACCCGGCGCGCAAACATGCGCCGCCCCCGTGTTGGACGCCGCGCCCGGCACGCATGACTGTGGCCCAAGCACGCCCGGCGCGGCGCGCCACCACTGTACCCGTGCGGGGCTCATATGCGGCGGCGCATCACCTTCCACAGCCACCACCACGGCCGCTTGCCCATGCCCTCGGTCAGCAGGTCCAGGCGCAGCAGGCGCAGGTCGGGCAGGCACAGCGTCTCGTGCTCGGCCAGGCCCTGCACCACCAGGCCCGCCACCACCTTGGGCACGGTGCCCACCGGGATCACCCCGGTCCACTCGTGCTCCACGTCGCTGCGGCGCATCAGCAGGTCGGTGTAGGTGTCGTCGATCCAGGTCACGGTCACCTGGGGCGGGTCGCCTGCGTCGCGGTCGGGCACGTACGTCTCGTCTTCTATCTCCACGGGAAATCCCCTCCTTGTCGGTTCTGCACCAGCGGGCTGGTGGCGGGCATGGCGGCGGCCATGTGGTTGCGGGGGGTCTCGGGCAGCAGCAGCAGCGCCATGTGGCCGCTGGCGTCGATGCGGCCGGGGCTGTCGTCGCCGGGGCGCCAGCCCGTCCACTCCTTCCACAAGTCGGGCAGCTTCGCCGCGAACCGGACGCGGTCGGCGTGCATCATGCCCGCCACAATCTGCGCCCGCGTGCCCTTCTCGCCCTTGGCAGTGTGCAGCTCCAGGCGGGGCATGTGCCCGCTGGCCTTGCCTTCTTTCACCAGCTGCTCCCAGGCGGCCACCAACAGGGGCCGCCAGGCCTCCCCGCCCTGGTTCTTCTCCACCAGCACCACGCCCGCGCCGGTCTGCGCGGCCAGCAGCATAGCGGCGCGGCAGCCCTCCTCGGGGGTCATCACGCGGGTGGCGTCGTGGGTGTAATACAGGCGGTCGTCGTCGCCCACCCACCCGGCCACCACCCCGAACGTGTTCTGCCGCGCCGGGGCACCGGCGGCGGCGCTGGCGTCGCCCACGCTGGGGTCCACGCTCACTGCCCGGGTCACCGGCCGCGCCTCGGGCTCCAGGTACTCCAGGCCCTGGAGCGCATCCGCATCGATCAGGGCCCCGCCGGGCGGGTGCGGGTCGCCCTGGTACATGGCCTCCCAGATGAGCACCGGCTGCTCATTCTGGTGCAGGTGCCACTCCTCCAGCAGCGCCTGAGTGTCGTGCTCGTCGTAGCCGGGGCGCGGCAGCGGGCCGCCAACCGGGCGCCCCAGCGGGTCGTCCTCCTCGGTCGCCAGCGCGGGCACCCGCAGCACCCGCCACACCCCGGGCTGCTCCTTGATGAACCGGCCCGCCACGTCGTCTTCGTTCCAGCGGGTGCCCACATGCAGAATGCACCCGCCCGGCTGCAAGCGGGTGCGGGCGGCGCTGCTGGCCCACATCCAGCGTTTGTTGCGCATGGTGGGGCTGTTGGCCTCGATCCAGTCCTTGAACAAGTCGTCCATGAGGAACCGTGTGGCCGGGAACCCAGTGACCATGCCCCCCACGCCCACGCACCGCACGTAGCCGCCGTGCTCGGTGGTGAAGTGGTCGGCGCGGTTGGAGCCGCGCTTGAGCACCAGCCCGTGCTGGGCGCCGTACTCCTCGATCCGGTCGCGGATGGCCTGCCCGTGGTGCTGGGCCAGGTCGGAGGTGCAGGAGGCGATGATGATGCGCTGGGTGGGGTCGCAGGCCAGCAGCCAGAACGCGGTCCACACCACGGCGGTCCAGCTCTTGCCCACCTGCGGCGGCAAGGTCACCATCAGGCGGCCGTTGCGCGTAGCCGACCACCGCTTGATCTCCCGGCTCATCAGCCGGTGGTGCGCCTGCGGGATGTACGCGGGATCGTGGTAGGCGGCGCACAGGTACGGTTCGGCCAGGGCCAGGGGGGCACCGGCCTCGGCTCCGGCCAGCGCCACCCGCGCCGGGGCCAGCGGGTCGGCGTCGGTCACGCCGCCTGCTGCTGGTAGTAGGCGTCCAGCAGGGCGGCCTTGCGGTCGGCCTCGGCCACGACCTCGCGCACGCGCTTGGCCTGCTGGGCGGGGGGCAGGCCGTGCAGCTCCTCAAGGCCCACCAGTTGCAGCTGCTGCTGCGTGACCTGCACGCTGGTGGCGGCCTCGCGGGGGGCCATCTCGCGGACGCCCCGGATAATGAACGTCGCCAGGTCTTTGGGGTCCAGGGCGGTCAGGTCCAGGAGCTCCAGGGCGTCGGCCACTTTCTTGCCCACCTTGGCGACCATGCCCGCATGCGCGGCGGCGTTGCGCTCTTTGGCGTCGGCGATGCGCTCGGCCAGGGTCTGGGCGGCCTTCTCCACGGCTATCTCGGTGGCCCGCTCGCTGATCTGCGCGTCCACGGTGGGGGCGGCGGCAGCGCGGGTGGCCCAGGCGTATTTGCTGCGCAGGCGGCGCACCTGCTCGGGCTTGATGCCCCGGCGCTGCGCGAAGGCGGCGGTGTCGCCGCGCTGGCCCCGGTCCTCGAAGTCCAGCCACGCGCACAGGTGGGCGTACGCGGTGTCGGACTCTTCAGGCAGCTGCTCGGGGTATCCACTCATACGCCCCATTATGAGGGAGCGAGGGCGTTTTGCGGCTTTTGACGCGGTTATTGGTGTAGCCCGGGCGTAGCCCAGCCGTAGCCTGCGGCGTATCCCGCCGCAGGCCAGCGCCGGTGCGGGCCGTAGCCCGAGAGGAGGGTGCCGCGCCGCCGTCAGGTCTATGGGTCAGGGCGGCGCGGCGGGTGCCTACGAGCAAGGAAGGCAAGCATGAGCCTAGTCAGTCCAGTCCTCGGGTCGGTAGTCGCGCAGCCACTCCCACATCACGCGGTTGTGGCGGGCGTCGGCCAGGGCGTGGTGCTTACCGGCGGCCTGCCGGGGCAGGTGGGCGGTGTCCACGCCCAGGCGCCGCACCTCCTGCATCAGGTCGTTCGAGTACATCGGTAGGTGCTCGGGGTGCTGGATCATGGGCCCCCACAGCTGGTTGAGCACCACGTGGTCGTAGGCGCCGAAGTAGGCCCACAGCTCCACGCTGTCGCCTTCGGGCGCCGACAGGAACTGCGCCACCTCCCCGGCAATCTGCCGCTCCGGCTTCACCGCCTCGGAGCGGCGGTCCACGATGAAGTGCATGCCCCCGCCCACGGCGGGGCGCGGGTGCGTCTCCAGCGGCAGGAACGGCACCACGTGCTCGCACAGCCACGGGTGATAGGCCACACGGCTCCAGGGGGCGTCGGCGGCCACGGCGTAGTACTCGCGGCCGTCCTCGCACACGATGCCGATGCTGATGAGGTCGATCAGCCGCCCGTCCTCCAGGAACTCAGTGTCATACCAGTAGCGCACGGTTACCTCCAGAGTGAAAGGGCCGGGGCCCGCGCCGCCGCGCGGACCCCGGTGCTTGCGGGCTAGAACGGCCAGACGGCCTTGCCAGAGTGCTCCAGCTGCGACACCATACCGAAGCTCGCATCCGACAAGCCACCGAACACGAACCGGTTGCCGTTGTGCGGCAGGTACCCGGCCGGGTA